CTTGAAGGTTAATTCAACTTATGGCTAAAGGATTCACGGTTAAAGCAAAAGCACCCACGAAGAAAGCAGAAGAGTGGGATTATCAAGCAATCAAAGAAAGGATGAGAGGTAAGACAATTGTTTTCTGTCTACCTGGACGTGGATGTTCTTTTACCTTTCTAAAGAACTTTGTACAACTGTGCTTTGATATGGTACAGAATGGTATGAGTATTCAGATTAGTCAAGACTACTCATCAATGGTTAATTTTGCCCGTTGTAAGGTTCTAGGTGCAAATGTATTGCGCGGTCCTAAACAGATTCCTTGGGATGGTAAATTAGAATATGATTATCAGTTATGGATTGATAGTGACATTGTTTTCGACACTAATAAGTTTTGGCAACTATGTGACATGGCAATCAGTGAAGAAGGAGAAGAGAAAGAGATTGTAAGTGGTTGGTATGCAACTGAGGATGGTCACACAACTTCTGTCGCACATTGGTTAGAGGAAGATGACTTCCGTAAGAATGGTGGAGTAATGAATCATGAAACTGTTGATTCAATTGGCAAGCGTAAGAAACCATTCACTGTAGACTATACAGGTTTTGGATGGGTATTGATTAAGAAGGGAGTATTTGAGAATCTAGAGTATCCATGGTTTGCCCCTAAGATGCAAGTCTTTGAGTCTGGCAGTGTACAAGACATGTGTGGTGAGGATGTCTCATTCTGTTTAGATGCTAAAGAAGAGGGTATGGATATCTGGTGTGATCCTCGCATTCGCGTTGGTCACGAAAAGACTCGTGTAATTTAACTAGGAGATTATTATGGCAGTACGGAAATCATTATCAGGCACAGAGTTTGTGGAGTCGCATCCGAAGAACACTCGTCAAGGGAGCGGTAAGCATACAAAATACGCCGCGTCGTC